TTCATCCACGGTCTTCTTCCACGCTTGCCCCTGTGCCTTCCGTGCCCCAGCTCTCTGCCTGGAGCACCCTCGCCTTACATCCCACGCCCACTCCAAGAACATTGCTGCCCGCTGCAGATCTGCGGTAGTAGCCCGCCGCATAGCTGCATGGAGTCGCTCCAGCACAATTTCTCTGCCAGTGCGACTCACGCTGTTACCAATCTTCTTCTTTTGTGATTCTGACAAGTCGCAGTGCTGGCCACAATTCCCGAATGGTGTAGTGCGCTGCAACTAGGTCGTCAGCACATATCGTGGCCTTTTGCACCAAGCCGCCCGGTGTCCGTAACAGAGCGACGTAATTTACTGGAGCTTTCCTGTTCATTGGATGTTTCGGTAGGTTTTACGGCGTACAATTTGACTAATGTGTGCCTGTGATGTTGAATAAAAGCTAGCAATACTGGCTTGAGTTTCGCCTTCACTGTATTTACTTCTCATATCAACTATTTGTTCTGCTGTAAAGCGCGAATGCACGGAATCTGTACCTTGTGGTATGCACTCCGGCCTACGACCCTTAGCGTAAGCATCGCGCATATTTAAGCTATGTGTACTTTCTTTTAAGTGACTTGGCCGCACACACGCAGGGTTGTCACACAGGTGCATGACATAGGCAGGCCGATACCCCAAAACCCACGAAAGCGTTAAGCCGTGGGCTCTGTCCAGTTTCCCGGCAGCCACTCGAAAACGTCCATAACCGTCCTTGTTGGTACACCCTTGCCACTCCCAACAATTCGTAACCATGTGAGGTTTGCGCGGACCGGCGCAATTAACCTTTGCCCAAAAGCGAACGCCTATACTTTGATCCATCAGCCGGTGATGCGGTTGGTCGGGGCAGGGTGTTACAAGCACCGCTGCCCCACAACTATACAACTACTTAGCCTCGTACCAGCTGTCCCCTATACGAGCCTCAGCTTTAGCCGGAACAATTCCCAGCCACTCAGCTTCCGCTTCCTCCATTACGGCTTCAAGCTGGTGACGCCACGTTTCGGCGTGTTCCTCCCGCACAAGGAGGACGCATTCGTCATGAATAACACCAGAAACGCGGACCACTTCTTCGCCATCAGCTTTTAAGAGGGGCCAGAGTTTACCAAGAGTGCGCTTGAGCACTGCGGCGCCGGCCCCCTGGATTGGGGTGTTCGAGCGGACCGTAAGCGAGTTGTAGTCGCCCGGTAAAATCCGCCGCAGCCCGGAGTTACGAATGCGGATAGCGGCATCAGTACGACGGCGATTAGCTTGTGCAGCATTTTCGCGTTGCCACCGGCTGATCCCTGTATATGCGGCGTGGAACTTGGCGCGGATCTCACCAGCTTCATCGAGATCCATTTGTACCCCCATTCCCGCTGCATAGTTGCGTAGTCCTCGGGCTCCCGATCCATACAACAGACCGAAGTTCGCAGACTTACTGATCTGGCGCATTTCTTTAGTAACTTCATCCTCTGGTACTCCATAAATTTGCATCGCTGTAACGGTGTGCAGATCCAAGCCATCTTGAAAAGCCCGAATCATCAAAGGATCTTCGGCTTCGGCGGCTGCCAGCCGTAACTCCATCTGGGCGTAGTCCGCCACTACCAGTTTCCACCCGGCTGGAGCTTTTACACACGCCCTAAACCTGGAATCCCGAGGGATTTGTTGAAGATTGGGACCAATGCAAGACATGCGCCCCGTATCTGCCCCCAACTGCATGTAACTAGCCTTAATAAATCCAGTGCTACCAAGGTGTTTCAACAACGCCTCCACCATCTGGCGCCGCTTCTCCACACGCTTCCAGGCCAGATATTCAGCCACAACCCTGTGATCCCCTACATACTCCCGCAACGCAGCCCTACTGGCACTGGGTTTTCCCGTATTGTCCACGGGAACAACACCAATCAGCGTCGTAAAAACGTCCAACAGTTGCTTGGGACTGTTGAGATTGAAGCCCGCCTGCTTCTTAGTCCCTTCCCTGACGCTGCCCTCTGGCTTGGAGCGCAGATTGAATGTCCCATCAGGATCACGCGGCAGTTTCTTACCTTCCGGCAGCGCCTCGTCCAACGTGTCAATAAAAGCCTCGCCCAACCGCTCATTATCGGCAGCCAAATCCTGGTGCAACTGCTCCAGTTCATCACGCTGGAACGGCATTCCGGTGCGCCACAGTTGCGCCATGGTCGGCAATGCCTCGCACTCCAAAAACCACGCCTTGTGCAGATTGCCCTCAGCCATCCGCTGGTTGATCGGCCCATCCAACTGGGTCAACAACTCCACGTCATAGGCGGCGTAGTCAAGTTGGCTAAGGGTTAGGTCACCACTCCAATCGCTTCTCTGTTCTTCCTTAGAAATCTCCAGCTTGAGGTAACGCTTGACGACGTGCTGAAGTCCGTGCTTCAGGTTGGGTAGCCCATTGGTAAGGATGCGGCTAGCCAGCATGGTGCAGAGCACGTCCCCCTCCGGATACAGCTCATGCTCCTGCAGCCAACCCAGATCAAACACAGCGTTGTGGGCTAACCAGTACCGCTTGAGGGAGAAAAACTCTTCCAAATCTTGCCAGTGGTGATGCTCTAAATCCCAGCAGTCAATGACCACTGGCATTCGATCCAGTGCGGCCAACTGCAATAAACGTAACCCCCCGTAAACCGGCTGAAGGCCGGTCGTCTCACAGTCAAACGCCACCGTGGTGGCATTGAACAGGGTGTGCAGATGCTCGATTCCTTGTAGGTACTTCATATCTGCTCAGTTGTGGAGGGCCATGTGCTGAGCATGAGCAGCCGAGTGCATCTCAGCCATGGTGATCGGAGGCTCACCGCCCATCTCTTCATCCGATGGCTCGTACTCAATGGAGGCAATCACCTGCTCCAGCAGGGGAAGCAACTCATCCTCAAGCAAACCCATCGTGCTGAAGTCGATGTGGGCGTCCATCATGTGGCGCGACCCATCCCGCTCAACAATCACTTTCAGCTTGTCCTGGAACTCGGCAACGAGCTGTGAAACGGCGTAAAAATCGTTGGTCATGGCGTGAAGCCTGGTAGGGCGTACTTGTTTACTGTAGCAGGTTAGTCCCCCTAGGAGGGACCGTATAAGTCACAATCCGTAGCAAAGTCGTCGCCGGCATCAGGAAAACCAAAGCTGCAGCCGTACCTACCCCAGTGCCGGCAGTCGATACAGAGCTTTTTGCCGTGACTGGGCAACCTGTGCCCCTGCTTTTCTAGGTGGGCATGGACCTCGACATAGACATGCCCCAGTCGAATCTGCGAGATCGCCTGGTGTGAAATGCCGTAGTCCGCTGCCAACGCCAAGGTGCTTTTGTCCGACAGGATCACGTCAGCAGCTTCAGCAGGCGACAACGCACGTTTGTGACTAACACCACGCAAGCGAGGCCCTCTAGCTGGAACTGCATTACTTTCGTGTGTGGTCCACCTTTCTAAGCAAGTGTTGCAGTGGTGACGCCGCCGCCTTCGGCCATCAATACAGTGCCGGCTGTCAACCACCCGTACATCCGTGGACTTACAACTCGGACAACTCATCACTCAACCGCTGGTAAACACCCAAAATTGTGGTGCGGTGATACCCGCAACACTGCAAAAAGTCAGTAAACGACTCGATCACATCGCTTGCCTTTACACCCACAACTTTGGTGGTGTGGCAAGTAAGTATCTGAGCCGAGTCGTCCGACCGAATCATCTGGAACTTGTACTGCTCGCTCATTGCTTGTACTCCGGCTGATCCAGTGTGCTAATCAGGCGATTGAGATAGAAGCGGGCTTTACCGGCATCTAGTGCCGGATCATCCTTAAGCCACAGGCGGCTTATGTACTTAAGAACCTGCCACTGCAGGCCACCGACAACCGCATCGGGCGCCTGCTTAACGCAGTCCTCAATAAAATCAATGACCTCAATACGCCCAGCCGTGTAGTGACTGGGATGGTTCACCATGTCCTGGTTCATAGTTTGGAAGCAGTAACTTGTTGGTCAAAGTTGTAGTGCCCGACTACGGAGTAATCCTCCGCAGGCGTAGCTGACATGACGTGGAACACCAGCTGCCCAATCCGCATCCCCGGCCACAGCTCTACCGGGTGCAGAGCCCGAGCGTTCTGTAGTTCCAGTGTGAGCTTGGAGCCACTCCAGCCCGGATCACAGTAGCCAGCCATCAGGTGCTCAATCCCAGCGCGGGCCCTGGAACTTTTAAGCGCAAACTGACCGGCCAAAAACGACGGCAGAAAGAACGTCTCCACCGTTTCCGCCAGGATGGACTCCTTAGGAAACAA